TCTAACTGTATCGCCTACGGCGAAACATATGAGTCTGGGCTTCCTATCGGGCTGGATGGCTCTAATTCAGGTGTGCAGCATTTTGCAGCGATGACCCTAAATATGGAAGAGGCCGAGCTTGTAAACCTAGTACCTCAAGACCAACCAAACGACATCTATGGACGTGTGGCTGAATTGATAAGAGAGAGGATCGACAACGAAGAAGAGCCTGATGAAATCAGCGAGGCTTGGCGTAACTATCGAGTTGATCGAAAGACCGTCAAGCGTAACGTGATGACATTTCCTTATTCGTCCAATCTCTTTGGGTTTAAGTCACAGTTGCGGTCTGATTTCATGGAACCGATCAATGAGCGTATTCTGGCGGGAGAAGGTTGGAATGGTTACACTGAAAACCCATTTGCCCATCCTAATGATTCAGAGCGCGAAGGTGATGGTGCGTTGGCAGCAGGATACCTTGCAAAGCATAGCTGGGCTGTCGTCAACCAAGTGATCATCAGTGCGGCAGAAGGTATGGGCTTCTTGAAGAAACTCAGCGATATCGTGTCAAACGAAGGTAAGCTCATGAAATGGGTTACACCTATGGGTTTTCCGATTAGCCAGCGTTACACGAAATCAGTTACCGAGCGTGTGAAGGTTTTCTTGCATGATCGAGAGCATGACAAGAGGATCAGAAAAGATGTTCGTATCGCTGTTATGGATGAGCGCGAGGTCAATAAAAGGAAGAGCGCATCGTCGATAGCCCCTAACTTTGTCCACGGCTTAGACTCTGCCCACCTTCACGCAACAGTGCTTAAATGTGCAGATCAGTATGGGATCAAAGACTTCTTTATGATCCACGACAGCTTTGGCACAAACCCAGCAGATACATCTGCTATGTACGAGGCAGTACGACTATGCTTTGTCGAGCAGTATCTAAACTGCTGTGTCTTCACCGATCTACTTGACCAAGTAAAAGATCAACTAGACAGGCCAGAAGATGCAGCGTTCCCCGAGGTTCCCACGAAAGGAGACCTCGATCTAGTAAAGGTTTTAGAGAGTAAATACTGCTTCCTCTGACCTATACAAAAAGCATCCCATAATAAAAACAATAATAAGAGGATGGACTTATGCACCCACGAGAGAGGGTGTTGGAACTGGCGCGGCTCTGCGAAATGCGGGGCTGCGTTTTTCCGTCTGACCTACTAGCACAAGCAGAAGAGCTAGGCGTCATTCTGACTGCCGTTGGTCAACCACGGAACCACACCATAACTGATTATCAACAACCCACAGAAACCATAGGAGAGTTAGATGGCTTCTAAACGTATCTATAAGACTGAAGAGGGAACACTTCGCTACCCTTGGCTCAACAAGCCCGACACTAAGTTCCAAGATGAAGGTGTCTACAAAACATCTTTTATATTATCACCAGACAAAGCTCAGGATCTTATAAAGATGGTCAGGGAATGTGCCAAGGATGAGCTAGGTAAGAAAGCCGACAAAGCCCGACTACCTTTCTCTACCGACAGTGACACAGGTGACATCATCTTCACCATGAAAAGCTACTATCAGCCTAAGTTTGTTGATAGTCAGGGCAATCCTATCACCTCAAAGATGCCCCCGATCTACGGCGGGTCTAAAGTTAGACTCAAGGGGGATATGTACAGCTATGACAAAGGTGCAAATGTAGGTGTTGGTATGGCCTTACTTGCTGTCCAGATTATCGATCTTGCAGATAAGCCCTCATCAGGCGGTCAGTCTGAAGGCTTCGAGCCTGTTTCTGGCGGTTGGGTACATGACGGCAGTGATAGTGGCAGTGAAGAGGCTGATGTGAGCTACGGCGGCACAAAGGCCAATGACTACGATTTCTAAGGCAGCTTGGAAGTACGGATACAGAAGTGGACTTGAGATTAAAATAGCAGAGCAGCTAAAGAGTGCCGGTAGGGACGTTATCTACGAACAAGAGAAGATCCACTACGTCTGGCCTGAACGAAAATCGAAGTACACTCCTGACTTTAAGATCGTAACCGCTTCTGGCGGTTATTTTTATGTCGAAACGAAGGGACGCTGGCTGACCAAAGACCGCCAGATGCACCTTCACCTTAAACATCAACATCCAGACATCGAGATACGGTTCGTCTTTAGTAGCGACCAGAAACTCTATAAAGGCTCCAAGACCACATATTCTAAGTGGTGTGAGAAGCATGGGTTTCGCTATGCCTTCAAGACGATCCCTGATGAATGGCTGTTGGAGTAGTGAGCCATCAAGGGAGCAGTAAGTATGGAAGCATTAGAGTTAAAGGAAAGCGAGTCGCAGTTCATCACGCACACACCATGCGAGGCGTGTGGATCACGAGATGCAAATGCGGTCTACAGTGACGGACATACTTACTGTTTCTCTTGTCGGACAGCCGTTCAGCCGCAAGAAGGCGAGACTGCTGTTGTCGTACCTAACCGCGTGGACAAGAAGGATGATGAATATCAATTCCTGACTGGTACTCCGGTAACATTAAACAATCGTAAGCTATCAGCCCAAGATTGTCGTAAATACGAATACTTCGTAGCTGACTATCGAGGCGAGAAGGTTCAGGTTGCTAACTATCGAGATGGTACAGGCAAGCTAGTCGCTCAAAAGGTCAGAACACGAGATAAACAATTTAGCATTATCGGTAACGGTCGTAAGCTGCCCTTCTTCGGACAGCATCTTTGGTCTGGCGACAAGATACTGGTAATATGCGAGGGCGAGATAGACACTATCTCTGCAAGCGCAGCTAGAGGGCATCGCTGGGCGACAGTAGGTCTCCCAAATGGCTGTCAATCAGCGGTGCGCTCGATCCGCGATAACTGGGACTATGTGTCTAAGTTCTCAAAGATCATACTTTGCTTTGATCAAGATCAAGTAGGAAGAGAAGCTGCAATAGAAGCTGCTCAAGTTCTCCCTATTGGGACAGCCTACATTGCCACACTTCCTTACAAAGATGTGAATGAGTGCTTGGTCAAAGGTTCTCCGGCAGACGTTGTAACAGCCTTGTTTCATGCCCCTGAATATCGGCCTGATGGGATTGTTTCAACTGCCGACCCGACTCTGAAATCAGCCATCAGTGTGGATGATGCTGCCTCATCCATTACTTACCCATTTAGCCGCCTAAACGAGATCACGAAAGGTCTCAGGCTGTCGGAAGTGGTCACTGTATGCGCTGGGAGTGGGGTTGGTAAGACAACCCTAGTAAGGGAGCTTGCCTACCACCTGCATCAATCTGGAGAGCCTCTGGGGTTGATTATGCTTGAGGAAAGCAACAAGCGTACCTTGCTAGGGCTTGTGGGGATTCACATTAACAAGAACATTACAGTGAACAGGTCTTTAGCCACCGATGAGGAAATCGAGGAAGCATATGCTGATCTTTTTCCTGATGATCATCAACTGTTTCTCTACGACCACTTCGGATCATCTGACATCGATGTGATCTTGCAGCGTATGACCTACATGGTCAAAGCGTTAGGGATCAAATGGATCATCCTCGATCACATCTCAATTCTAGTCAGTGGTCTTGATAGTGGAGATGAGAGGAAGCTGATCGACAGAGCTATGACGCTCATCAGAACAAAGGTTCAAGAGCTAAACATTGGCGTGATCATTGTCTCGCACCTACGAAGACCCAATGGCGATAAAGGCCACGAGGATGGTGAAGCAGTGAGGCTCGGTCAACTTCGAGGCTCCCATGCCATTGCCCAGCTAAGTGACATCACCATTGCCTTACAGAAAGACAAGGAAAGCCCCGACTCCGACCTACGTCACCTCTACTGCTTGAAGAATAGATACACAGGAGAGGTCGGCTGGTGTGGCTCAGTTGTCTATGACCGTCAGACATCACGTTTACTCGAAGAAGATCAAGTGTTTTAGGAGAGAGCTATGACAAACAAATACACGCTAGATGAGTACCAGCAGCACGCAGAGACAACCTTTGTCGTAGACAAGTACCGACTGGCCTATCTGGTCTTTGGTCTTTGTAGTGAATGTGGCGAGGTTGCAGACAAGGTTAAGAAGCATATCAGGGATAGCAAAGGAGAAGTCGATAAGTTCGATAAGGATCTCACCTTAGAACTCATCAAAGAGGTCGGTGACGTTCTCTGGTACACGGCAGTCCTCGCTGCTGAACTCAAGTTTGATCTGTCACAGGTGGCAGAGATCAACATCAACAAGCTAACCAGACGTATGAACCTAGATCTTATTCAAGGGTCAGGAGATAATCGATGAAAAGGCTGCTGTTTGATATTGAGACCAATGGTCTGATCCCTGAACTTGATCGTATCCACTGTATTGCAATCAAGGAGCTGAACAAAGGCTCGGTAAGGAGTTACAGTCCAGACAGGATCAGAGAAGCTCTAAAAGAGCTACAGGATGCAGATGAGATCATTGCACATAACGGAGTTACCTTTGATATCCCTGCAATCCAGAAGGTCTATCCTAACTGGAAACCAAAAGGAAAGATCACTGACACTCTAGTCTTATCCCGCATGATCCGTGCCGATCTTAAGCGTCAGGATTGGGACTTTAATTGGAGTAGTGAGGTCTTACCTAAAAACCTCTTTGGCTCACATTCCCTTAAAGCGTGGGGTCTCCGGCTTTCTGCTCGTTTCAATGATGAGAGCATGTTGAAAGGTGATTACACAGGCGGATGGGAGAACTGGTCTGAGGAGATGGAAGCCTATTGTCGTCAGGATGTGACGGTCACTGAGGCTCTATACAACTTCCTTAATCCAGAGACAGTGCCTGAGAAAGCTATTGAACTTGAGCATCAGATAGC